TCGATAGCCGCTTTAATTTCGTCTCCGAGTGTATTTCCGTTTAGTGGCATCGTTCCCTCTATTTCTTCGCGAGAAGCGTCGCCGACGCATTACCAAGCGCGAAGTATGTCGCGCCCGTATATGGGTCGATTCCGCTTCCGTGAACGACGCCGTCCGTCGCGACGAGCGCGGTTCCGTCGTCGGAGACCTCGACTGTATCGCCTGTATTGCTAACGATTTGGATTTTCGTCCTTTTCAGTACGATCTTAGCGCCCTGGTCATCGAATATCGCGACCTCACCCTCGGCCAGTCCGGTCAAGCGGTAACGCCGGTCGCCGACGACGATAACGACCGGATGGTCGCGGTTTCCGCCGACGTTCAAAACGACGCCCTCGGCGGCTCCGGTAGCGTCCGGCGCTTTCGGATGCGACGTAAACCCGTATGGTTCGAAGTGCTCGAGGCTGTCGTCGGTCTCGTCGCCGGCTATCCGCATTTGGAGCGCCTGGAATTTCTTCGCGGCGTCCGTCAAGAGGACGGTTCCGCGCTCGACGAGACCGGCGACGCGGCGCGCGAGCGGAGCCATCGCCGAGAAGGTATCGTTCGCGTCCGCCATTACTTGCCCTTGTCCGGCGTCGTCGGTAGCTCGACGCCGCCTCCGAGCGCTTCGCCGAGAGGTCCGCGTTTCTTCGGCTTGCGCTTGCGCTTGCGCGGAACGAACGGCGCTATCGGCTCGTAGCCCTCTTCGGGTGCGAGAACGAGCGTCGTAAACGAGCCGGCGTCGGAGAGCTCGTAAGAGACCTCCGTACATAGAAACTCGCCGTCAAGACCGCTGTACGGGTCGACGACCTCGATTCGCTGATTCGGTCCCCACAATCGCCCGTCGCCTTGCCGCCATCCGGCGACGACGTATTCGAGCCGGATGCTTTGTCCGTACCGATTCGCGGCTTCCCAGGCGGCGCGGATACGAGCTCGCTTTTTATCGCTCCGCGTCTCCGCCTCGATTACGAGCGTCCGGACGCGCTCGACGCCTTCGTCGTCGGCGGTGTCGGTCGTAAAGAGCGAATCGCCGTTCGTGTCGTCGTCGCCGACGCGCATGCCTTTGCAGAGGTATTCAGAGAAGCGCTCCGAGACATCGAACGAGGTCGCGCCGCGAAGGATGTTCTCGCCGACGACGAGCGCCGTCGTCGCGTCGGTCGTCCCGGTCGGCGAGAAGGTCGCGACGCCTTTCACATCGGCGACGTATTGGCCGGCTCGCGTAATCAGGAGCTCGCCGTATTCGTTGTCGACGAGCAGGAGACCGCGCGACCGCGCCGCGCGCTCGACGGTCTCGAAGACGCTCTCACCCTTCTGGAGAACATGACGCCGAATCGGGTCGCCCGTATCGATTTCAGCGACGACGGTTACGCCGTACCGCGCCGCGAGGTCGCTCGCGATGCGCTCAATTTTTTTGTTTCGCCATCGTCCCGGCGTATGGATAGCCGAGCAATCGACGAGGTCGACGGTCTTCGACGCGCCGGAGACCGAAACCGTATGGTCGTCGGCGGAGAATCCGAATTCGACCGCGTCGACGTATCCCGTTATGACCTTCGTTCCGCCGAGCTCGACCTCGCAAACCGCGCCGGGTCGGATGCGTATCGGGTTTTGCTCGTCCGGCCATCGGCTCGCCGCCCGGAAGGCGAACGACCGGCTCGCTTGCTCGATGGATGCCGAGATTGCGAAGCTCGTCCAGGACGCGAACGAGCGTCCGGCGACGCGGAGGTCGGCGGCTTCGGTCGGCGGCGCGAAGAGCGCTCGGTCGCTCGCTTTGCTCATTTGTCGAGAACGCTTATCGCGCCGGCGAGGAAGCCGGAAAACGGCGCTTTGTTGCGCTCGGCTATCTCGACCGCGCGCTCGGCGTCTCCGTACAAATCCCAGGCGAGGACGACCGCCGGAACCGGCTCGTCGAACGTCTCCGTCCTAAGCCTTCCCAGGCTCGCGGAGCGGTCGGTAATGTCCTCCGCGATCGCCGTCCGAACGTCGATTAGCGCTTCGTATGATGCCGGGTCGTCGCCGAGCTCCGCCTCGTCGGCGGCGGACGCGAAGAATCCGTCGCGCGCCGCGATAGCCTCTTCGAGCGACGCGAAATCGACGGTCGCCAGGAAGCGCGCCATCGCCGCGAGCGACGACCGGGTTACGAGGCGACGGAGCGCGTTCCGGTTGTCCTCTCTTTGTATCTCCGAAGGCGTCCGCTGATTCGCGTACCCGACCTCCGCCGGCGCTTGGTCGATGCGGAAGGCGTTCGCGAATTCGCCGAACGCGCCATCGAAGCCGCCGACCATTCCGTCGATGTTCGTTTGAAGCCGGAAGGCGAGCGCCGCCGGCGTCGTAACGAGCGTCGCGATGTCGGTTACGACGCCGGCAAGGTCGGTCGCGACCTCGAAGAATCCGTCGAGCGTCCGACCGAACCTGTTTAGCGATGCCTGGACGCTCGCGATTTCCGCGCGAGCGTCCTCGATTGCGGCTTGCGTCAGGAAGACCGCGCCGGCGACATCGAAGCCGGCGGCGAATTCGGCGCTCGACGCCGCCGCGAGCGCGTTCGCCACCGTATCGAGCAAGCCGGCGGAGGTCGTCGCTCCGGTCGGAAAAGCGAGCTCGCCGCTCTCGACAAACGCGAAATTGATTTGAGCGAAGCCGCCTTCCGCGCTCGATTCCGAGAGGTCGAAGGATTCGCAAACGACCTTTAGCCGCCCGAGATACGGATGTACGAAGACGCCGCTTCCCGGCTTCTCGGCGGCGGCGACGAGCTCGTCGCGGCGTCGCATGTAATCCGCGCCGATAACGAAGCCGGTTATCTGGAGCTCGCGCGTCCGGCGCCCAAGGTCTTCGACCGCCGGCGTATCCCGTTGTGGGAATTCATGCCGCGCGGTTCGGCGTCCGAACGAGCCGGTCGCCGCCGATACCTCGAACGGGATACCTCGGAACGCCGCCGGACGGAGACGGTCGCGCCAGGCCATTACGGCGCGCCTCGCGCCGCGTTACGGCGTCCGACCTTGCGCGTCTTGACCTTGATTCCGTTCCCTTTCGTCTTCGGCGCGCCGACCCGGACCGCGCCGGCGTCGCCGACGACGCGGATTTCGAGCGTCCCGTCGAAGGGTTTCGGATTCAGGAGAGCCAATGTCTCCGAGAGCCGCGCGCTCGAAGCGGCGTCGCCGCTCGCGCGGTTCGCCTCGACCGCTTGCGCGGCGTTCTCCGGTACGAAGCGCGAGGCGGCGTCCGCGCGAAAGCGTACCTCGTCGCTCGCCGAGACGGTTCCGTCGTCGTTGTATTTGAGCTCGCCGGCTCCGAGCGCTTGCAAATCGAGTTGTCCTTGCGCTTCTTTGGCGCGCCTCTCGCGCGTCCGGCGCTCTCCGGGCGTCTCTTTGTTCTCCAGGTGGGTTTCGATGCCCTTCGCGACCGCATAGGCGGCGAGAAGCGGAAGAGCGACCTTCGCGGCGGCTCCGAGCGCCGTAAAGCCGGACGCCGCGCCGGTAATGGCGGCGGCTCCCCTCGCGATGTTGACGGCGAACGAGCCGGCCATTAGCAGACCTAGACCCTTGATTACGTTTTCCAGCCCGCCGACCTTCTCGATTGCAGTCTTGACCGACCCGAAGAACGCTCGAACGTCTTCGACAACCTGTCTCCAGTCAATTTTCCGAAGCCAGTTCCAGAGGTTGCGAACGGCCTTCCCCAACTCGCGCATCACCTCGCCAACTTTGAGCGCCAAAAACGCTCGATTCTGGACGAGGTAATTTTTCATTCGGTCGGCGAGAGTCTTTAGCTCCGGACCTAACGAGACAGAGACCGCGCGGAAGAGACCGGAAACCGCGCCTTTTAGTCGCGTCATGGAGTCGACGTAATCCTCGGCGGCGCGCGTCGCGTCTTCGCCGACGACGAGACCGAGCTCGTGCGCCTCCTCGCGCGCCTTGCGGAGACCTTCCGCGCCGCCTTCCATGATTAGCGTCATATCCGCGCCGGCGCGCCCGAACGCCGCCGCCGCGAGCGAGGCTCGAACGGACGGGTCTTCGATTTTACCCATCGCGGCGGTCATTAGCTCGAAGGCGGTTCCAACGTCTTTAGTGTTTTTCAATTGCTCCAGGAAGACCGGAGCGTTCGCCTTTAGCAGCGTTTGGAGCGCGCCGACGCCGCCTTTCGCGTCGCCGAGATTTCGCGTGAATTTTACAAGCGCTTTGTCAAAGCTCTCATGCGCGACGCCGGAGAGATCGGCGGCGTGTTTCAATTCCTGATACGCCGTAATGTTGATGCCGGAACGACGGGTCAGCTTTCCCATCGTATCGAGCGCTCTTTGCTGGGAATCAACGAGCTTTAGAACCGCGCCGGCGGCGACGGCGGCTCCGGCGACGCCG